ACTCGTGGGACACCTGGGCGAACTTGCGGCGCTCGTCCGTGTCCAGGTAGATGTAGTCCACATACAGAGAAGCAGCCACCAGGTTCGCCGCGTTCACGCGGTCGCGCACCACGTGCACGTTGCTGGAGCCGTTGTTGGGCGCATTGTCCCACACCAGGTTGTTCAGGTCGTTGAACTGCAGGTTGATGCGCACCTCGTGGTACTGGAGAGCGATCAGGGGGAGCGCCAGGCCAGGGTTGCGGCAGAACCAGAACTGCAGGGGCACATACAGCGTGTACTCGGGCGTGCAGCCCAGGAGCTCGCCAGATGAGTTGGGCTCACCGCCGGCGCAGTCATTGTCGCAGTCCTCGCCACCCTGCACGATCAGGTTCGTCAGGTGAGGCACGTTGCCCACCATCTTCGCGTAGCCCGCCTGCTTGCCAGGCTCCTGGGTGAGCTCATTCCAGATGTGGAGCCAGTCACCGTAGTGCTTGTCAATGCGCTGGCCGCCGATCTGGAGCTCAACCCAGTCAACCAGGTTGTGGCCCACCCAGTTCAGCCAGCGGAACTGGGCACCAGAGCCGTCCGTGGACAGCAGCTTCACTGAGGGAAGCGTGGCCTGGAGATACATGCGGTAGATCAGATCACCGTTGCGCTGGATAGTGCAGGTCACCTGGTTGCCGAAGCGGGGGTTGCCGTTGAAGGGGTTCTCGATGGACTCCATCGCGAAGTTCGTGTGGCGACGGTACACCGCCTTGAAAAAAGTAATCTGGGGGTTACCCGTCAGGTAAACATCCTGGGCGCCATAAGCCACGAGCTGCATGAGACCACCACCTGTCATTTTGTTATACCCCTAATTTAGAAAAAAAATCTGCCGGAGAGGAGTTCCTACAGTATTTGCAGAAAATTTCGCAGCTGCCTAAAGATCGCCTGGTTGGAGTAAATAATGACGCAAACACCTAAAGAAGAACTCTTTACCGAGCTTTTTCACCGGAGACCAGTAGAACCTCTCCTCATTCGCCAAGTCCTCGGTGCGTTTGAAAAAGAGGTGGTGGCCCTGGCGTTTTATTGGTTGGGCCTCGGGTATAGAGAAGGATATAATACAATTATGACGGAAGTGTTAAAGGGTATTTGCAGTTTGGCTGAGAAAGCATTGGCCCAGGTGCCTGTATATGGATCATGGGGAGATCTGTGGGATTTGTATGGAATATCGGAGGCTGGGGATAAAATGATTGATTCTGTGGTCGTTGGACAATTTTCGGAAGACCAGGAATCGGAGAACCCGAGCCAGTTCGTAAAATACCTTCCTGTTGATTTGAAGAATCCTTTGACGAAGCGTTTTGCTCGCCTCCTCTTTCCGTTGACGAAGGACGCCCATAAAATGCGTAGATATCGTAAAGCCGTTTCCTGCTTGAAGCGACTCTCTGCCACAGCAGAGCCGGAGAGAAGAATATTTTTAGAAGGCGGATCTTCTTTTGCCGATACATTCCTAAAGAACATTTTACACCCCTTGGAATTAATTCATGATATGGAAACTATCGGCACTATGAAATTTTCTGATGATATTCTATTTATGTGTGATTATAGCGAATCTATGTCCGGTAAACCGATGGATATATCATTGGCCCTTGGCGTTATTAATACTCGTATATTGACATTTGAGAAGCAACCTAAGTGGCACATATTCAGAGAAGAAGATACTATTCAAAAGAAGATTCTTTCTACTCGTGATATTAGTAAGTCATCACAGACAGATTTTAATATTGCATATGCTGTTATTCTAAAAGGAATCCTTTGTGGCAAAATATCTGTTCCTAAACAATTGCTTGTAGTTACCGACATGTATTATAAAGATGTTTGCGCTTGTGCGTTTGATGTAAAAGGGGTTCGTGAAACATTTACCAAGGCAGGTTATGAGACGCCTCTCCTTATTATTTGGAATGTGAGCAGAGCTTTTTGTTATTCTTATGCTGTGGTATGTGAGGAAGGAGTTGCACAGATGTATGGATGGTCTGATTCTATATGGAAGATGTTAGAGAGTGGGGTGATCAAGGTTATTACGCCGGTGGAACTTGTGCGGGTTGGACAGTTAGTCTAAAGATATTATAATACATGTATGAAAGATGAAATCCGTTATTATATATACATATTATAACTCTACTGCGAGCAACTATAATTTAGCTTTCTTCTTAAAAAGAGAAGTTATGCTAAGGGATGATATAGATTACATATTTGTAGTGAATGGCTTTGAAACCGATACATCAATTGTCTTTCCTACCTTGGATAATGTTAAGGTAATACGAAGGGAAAATGTTGGATTTGATTTTGGAGGACATGCACATGCCCTGGAATATATTCAAAGCAATGGCAAAGTATATGATTACTATTTTTTTATGAATAGTGGTGTTATAGGACCTATACTACCCCATTATGTAAAAACACCCCATTGGTCGCAGTTTTTCATAGAAAAGATAAATTACACTGTGAAACTTGTAGGTACAACAATTACATGTTTGCCAGAGGGAGATACTGGTGGATTTGGTCCAAAAATAGAAGGATTTTTCTTCATGGTTGATCAGATTGGTCTAGATATATTGAAGCAAAGTGGCACAATATTTTACAATCATCCCACAAAATTTTCTGCAATTATAAATGGAGAATATGCACTATCTGAATGCATGTTCGTGAACGGATACTCTATAGACTGTATGTTACGAAAATATCAAGGTATAGAGTGGAGAGATAGTAAAAATCATAAGCTAAATAATAGTGAAAGTCCATCAAGGAATAATACTTTTTACAATAATTCTATTAATCCGTATGAGGTTATATTTCATAAGTGGTTCTGGAATGGAGAAGAAACTGTGAATTATCATATAGTAGAACAGTATGTAAATAATAATACTTAAGGGGGCCATTTCATACAAGTAAGGGCACAAGTCTCTCAGCAATTCGCTTCACGACGGGCACAGATACAGCATTGCCAGCGAGCTTATAGAGATTCGCGTCAGATAGTGCAGGCAACACGTAGTCCTGCGGGAATCCCTGGAAGTTGAAACACTCCCTGGGCGTAAGCTTGCGAATACCCTTGCTATCCAGGATGATGGGGACATTGTGTCCACCACCACCCATGTTTGCCGTGAGTGTAGGACAAACCTTGCTCTTGTTTTCACGCACATATACGCGCCTGTATTGATAAATCGTCAGGGGCTTCGTCACCGCATCTTTTAAGAGAGGCCAGGCACTAGAGGTGTCCTTGTAGTAGTATTTTGCAGGAACCTCTGTTTCTAGCATCTCGGCAATAGGTCTCTTCTCCATCTTTGGGAAATCCAAGTTGAATTTGTCATAAATCACCTTGGATTTTAGACACACGATATAAATTCGCTCCCTGTGTTGAGGAATGCCCGTGACGTCTGAGGTATTAAGGACCTTGTGACAAATGTGGTATCCACGGTTTTCCAGCTCAGTGCGAATAGTCTGGAACGTCTTCTTGTCATCGTGGGTGACAAGATTCTTCACATTTTCCAGAACCACACAGCGGGGCTGATGATAGTCAATAATCGCGAGAATCTTCCAGAAGACGTTGGATCGCTCGTCATTGAAACCTTCTTGATAGCCAGCAATACTGAACGGTTGGCAAGGAAATCCGCCGGTCAGAATATCATGTGGAGGAATATCTTCCACCTTGATGTCGTTTAGATTTCCTAGAGTAAGTTTGTGGTTGAAATTTGCATCATAGGCCTCCTTGGAGTGTTTCACCATGTCATTTGCAAATGACACGGTGACCGCGTTTGAGGCACTGAAGGCTAGACTAAATGCGCCCGTACCGGCGAACAGATCCACCATTCTTAGAGGTGTTGGAGAAGAAGGGGCTTGCACTGGGGCTTGCACTGGGCCTTGCCCAAGCGCAGAGGGCTCATCCAACAGTTTCACAAGTTCCTCCTTCTTCTTTCCACTATACCCTTTTACACCCTTCTCCTTACAAAGCGCAATAAGTTCCTGACGCGTCTTATCCATTTTCAGTAGGACTATATGTATTTGTTTATAGGTTGGTCAATTTTATAAAGCCGACCTAAACTAGTCCCTGTCCTTGGATTAGAATGAAGCCTACAAGAACAACATTAGATAATTTACACCATATACAGGTTGGCAATTTACAAAGAGAAAAAGAGGAAGTGGAAAATATGACAAATAAATTATCAGTTCTAAAAGAACGAATAGAAGCATGCACAGATGTTGTGGAAAAGACTAAATTAGAAGATGAATATGATAATCTGAGAAAAAAGAGGGATGATTGGAGAGAAAATAAACCAATGTATGATTATTTTTTTGAGACGGGTGAAATACTCTATAAATACTATGATCTTCAGGAAAAGATTCAACAAGGTTCTACAGGCTCTTCCAAGGCTGTCAAAGTAAAGCCAGGAAGTGTCTTGGCTGCCTTAAATGAAGGTATTGTGGAAACTCCTTTTGTTCCGCAGCAGAGGGGTTTCAAGCAGGAAGAAGGGCGCGAGGTCTTACTAGAAAAATATCTACAGAAAATAGATCCAGAACACGCCAAGGCCACAAATTCTATAGAAGATCCTTATGGTATATGTGAACGCTGTGATAAAGAGATGACCTTCAGTATTAACGAAGCCCTCTTTTTCTGCGATCAGTGTGGCTACCAGGAATTTGTACTAATAGACAGTGATAAGCCAAGTTATAAGGACCCTCCTCGCGAGGTGACATATTACGCCTATAAACGTATTAATCATTTCAATGAGTGGCTCGCACAATTCCAGGCCAAGGAGAGCACGGAGATTCCTGAGGAGGTCTTTGAGGAAATCATGGAGGAACTCAAGAAGGAGCGGATATCTAGCACAGAAGGGTTGAAACCTGCTAAGATTCGTGAGATTCTGAAGAAACTCAAACATACGAATTTTTACGAGCACGTGCCTTATATTTTGAATCGTATTAATGGAAAAACGGCTCCCGTTATGTCACGCGAAGTGGAAGAGAAGTTGCGATTTATGTTCAAAGAGATACAAAGCTCATTCGTAAAGCACTGTCCAAAGAATCGGAGCAATTTCTTGTCCTATTCGTATGTGCTTTACAAGTTCTGCGAATTGCTGGAGCTGGATGATTATTTACAGTGCTTTCCTTTGTTGAAAAATCGTGATAAACTATACAACCAGGATAAGATTTGGGGGCTGATATGTGCGGATTTGCAGTGGCAGTATATAAGATCTATTTAGGGTTGTTAGCTAAGACCAGTCAATGACAATATATTCCTTAGTGACTGCCCGCTGTGTATCAATAAATGGGCGAAGTTTCTCGTCCAAGTTTGAAATATCATATTCTTTTCCATCCCTAGCCATTGCCATTGACAGTTTCTTGTATTCCACTGAGCATTCTGGAAATAGACTGCGGAGGCGCCCTAGAATCTCATCCATGTTTCCCACAATATATTCTTTAGTTATTTGGAATTGAATAGATTGGTAAAGATTGGAAGGAATAGTGGAAGGAATATTCACCAAACTTTGGTATGTATTTGGAAAGCAGAATGTATAGGATGTTTCCGCATTTCTTTCCGCAAAAGACACCGCACTAGTATAAATGTTCCTAACAACTTCTTCTAATTTACGCTGATGCCCCTCTTCATCCTTCTGTGACTTCAAGGAACGCATATTTTCGCGCGAGAAAGGTTCAAGGGGCATTTTAT